TCAGGTACGCGGTAAACGCCTTACCTCACCGCGCCCAATTTTCAGCAAGTCCCCTTGCGCCTCAATCCGTCCTTGCTCAAAAAGACTTACCAGTCGCTGCGAGTAGTAGACATCTGGAATGTCATTGAATCGGCCTTGTGTCTTGATCATGGTTAGCCCCACAACCATTGCATTCTTGCGCCAGCTTTCTATAACGTTTTCTAAAAGCCCATTATCAATTTCGTTTACATCTGACGAAGAAAGCTTACTTACCGCTAACTCCTGAGCCTCGCTCAACGGCGGGTCAATTGTATAAATTTCGCTCACAACTCATCCTCCTAATGGTCACGCGCATTTCCTGGGCGCGCTGCTGATTACCTCGCCTCCACATCCCACAAGGGGAAGCGGCGCTTTTTCATAATGCTGGGGTCCGGGGTTCAAGTCCCTGTGTAGCCACCAAACAAAACAAAGGCTTACCTTCGGGTAGGCCTTTGTTGTTTCTGGGTCCAGACTACAAACAGACTACAGACTGTCTACGCCTTCTCCCCTCCCTCGAATTCCATCGAATCCCCGTTTAGACTTCCCGCAAATACCAACTGGCTGGATAACGGATGATCGAGCAAACAAACAGCGCCCTTGATCAAGTTCGAAACGATGTTTTCGTTCTGATCGGGAAATGCATGCTTAACCTTCAGCTCTACGAGCGAAGGCTCAAGCGCGTATTGCCTCATTTTGAGTTCTCGAGCGATGGCCCCACCATCGAAGAGCAGACAGAAAAGTTTTCTAAAATGACGTTGGGCGGCCTTGTCGGTCAGTTGGTGGACAAGGCCTATGAACACGAGGCCAAGCAGGAACGACCACTAACGCCAGCCACTACCATGAGATTTACCACTCGTTTCAGCGTCGGAGCCGACGCAAGTGAAGTCGAGCAGATAAAGAACGACCTTACAGACTTGGTCGCAAAGAGAAATCTACTGATCCATCATTTCCGTGACCACTATAAGCTTCAAAGCGAAGACGACTGTTTAGCGGCGAAAACTTTCCTTGATAGCCTAAATGCTGAGGCCAAAAGGTCAGTGCTGCATATCGAAGCAATCGCAGACAGAATCGACAAAAGTAGACGGCGGCTTGCTGAGTACTTCGCCTCAGCAGAAGGCCAGGAATTATTCAATCAGGTAATGGAAGCTCTAGAAAAACCTGACTGTGCCAACGGTGAAAACCTTAGCGCCGACTCAAGGTGATCAGGTGACAAGTGGGCATAGCGCATGGTCATCGCGATCGACGAATGCCCCAAGATCCGCTGAAGGCTGAGAATGTCACCGCCGCCCATCATGTAATGGCTGGCGAAGGTGTGCCGCAGGATGTGGGTCAGCTGGCCTGGCGTGTTGAAGCCGCAGCGCTCATAGGCACCACGGAAGGCAGCACGGCAGGACATGAACAACCGCCCTCCCCCAGGCATCCCCACCTTAAACGCTTCCGCCTCAACCTCTGGCGGGATCGGCACCGAGCGAGACTTACCATTCTTGGTGCGGTGAAAATGCACCTTCCCGCCGTAGATGGCCGAGCGTGTCAGGCTTTCCGCCTCATCCCAGCGAGCGCCAGCAGCCAGGCAAATCAGGGCAACCGGGTACGTGTGGTTATTGGTCGATTTGCGGCACTCACTCAGCAATTGGCCGACTTGCTCCAGGGTGAGAAACGACAGCTCCGTTTGGTCGGTCTTGATCTGCCGGATGTTGGCTAGTGGGTTGGTGCCAATCCATGCACCAAGGCGAATTAGCTCGGAAAACACCGCCGACAGGTAGCGCTGTTCATGGTTAACCGTGTGCGGAGAAACGTCTTTGAGGCGGGCTTGCCTGTACCTGGCCCAGGCCAACGAGTCGAACTGCGAAGCCCTAGGATTCCCCAAACGTTCGACGACAGCCTGAGTACGAGCAAGTCGCGCTTTTTCGTCTTTAAGCGAGCACCCGTGAAGGTCATACCAAACCTGCACCAGATCTAAAAGGCGATCATCCAGGGGCCGTCCGGTCTGGTTCAGGGTGTTGAAGTAGTCGGCCTCATACCGCTGCGCAGCAGACTTCGTAGCGAACCCTTTCTTGCGGACCCGACGCCCGGACCGACCATCCTCATAGAAATCAGCGGTCCACGTTTTGCCATCCTTGCGAACCGTCATACAGCCCTTCCCCACCGAACACTGCGCTCTTCAAGAAGGGCTTTGATGTGCTTGTAGAGGTCGTGTTCAGTCATGTCCTTAGCGGCGTAATGATCGCGGATGACTGCCCAGCAATCCCATTGCGTGAGCGTCTCAAACGCCTTTTTTGCGCCCACCTTTTCCCTTGCCAGCAAGCTGACGAAGTTGCCCAGGAAAAGCTCCACGTTCTTACCGCTAAAGCCTCTGCTGGTCTTGTAATAGCGTTTGTAGTCGGTCTCGTCGAGCAGCGAATCGGCCTCAATTTCGACCTTCACGTCATCGCGAATAAGCGACCAGATGGGCATGAAATAACCCGGGCGGGCCAGCAGCTTGAACTGGGCCAAGCCGTACCGCCACAGGCCGTCCAGATGGGAGGAAAACGCCTCAAACGACCGGGTGTCGATAGTGTTGCCGGTAGCCAGATCAGTAGATCCACTCGCAAACTGCTGGATGATGGAATGGTGATACCGCAGCTCGATGCGCCAGACGTCTTGCTCTGGGTTGTAGTTGTTGGGGTCGTCGTGATCGAACGAGTCACGGCGACGCCACACGCTTTCCCAGTAGTCCAGTTTGTCAGTGGCTCGGGCTTGCTCGGTTTTGTTGTAGAGGCAGAGTTGCACGCCGTTGGCCGAGCCAAACATCGAGGTTTCACCACGCCCGTAGACGCTGGATTTCATGTGCCAGTGCAGTTCATTGATACCCGAGATATCACGATGGGTACGAGCCCGGCAGTGCATGCGTGCCACCAGATCCTGCGGTGGAACCCAGCCCTGTAGATCTAGCGCCAGGTGCACGGCGCATTGGTTGATTTCCAAGTGGGAGAGCACAGCGTCAGCGTAGAAGTCGAGCCGCGCTTGCAGGCGCGCAGGCGACAAGTTGTCGATGGCGTGGGGCGAGACTTCGATTTTCAGGTGTGGGCCAATGCTGTCGATTTTGGCGTTGAAGTTCTTCACCAATAGGATGATGCCGAGGTCAGCATTCTGGAGCTTGTACTGGTAACCAGAGTCCTTCCCTACCCTGCCGGAATGCCAACGGTGACCAGCGAAATCGACAATGGCACCAGGGGTTTCAAACAGGGCCATGATTTCCGGACGGATCATGCCTTTGTACAACTGGCGCACGGTATCGACACCACATCGGAGCAGGCGAACGTCTGCCAGATCCACGAAACCCATCTGCTCTGGGTCGACAAAAAGACGGCTTGCCGAATCGACCAAACCGGTCAGCAAGTTGATGCGTGTGAAGTCTTTTATCTTGGCCATTTTTTCCAATTACTCTGGTTTAGTCTGGTCGTTCAGTTCGTTTTGTATGACGTGTTACAGGGACGTCACCTGGCGGCTCGCTTGCTCTGTACCGAGCCGCGCGCTCGCCGCCTGGCTAGCCCTCAATCGAGCAATGTTCTTGGTGCAGGGGTGTACGGGATGCCCACAACACGCGTGCCCGTTTGAGCCTCTGGCGGGGTGTTCTGAGTGGTTGGCTGGGTGATGGTCGGCGCAGCGTTGATGCCCGCCATTTCGACGCGCTGGCCACGTTGGTTGACCTGCGGCGCGATGCCAGGGCACGTGGCTTGGCCCTTGAAGCCCAGCGGGTGCGAGATATCCACCAGGCACGGTGAGCGGACTCTGACCTGATACCCCAGCTTGGCCAGATCCTTGAGCGATTGCCTGAGCACCGCCCCGCTTTCATCCACCACATCGACCAAGCCGAGCGGTTCGGTCTTGGTTTCGAGGATGGCCCGGATAACAAAGCTACGTGGTGCGAATGGGTGGTTTAGCTCAACAGGTGGTGCAGCAGCTTGGCGGCCACCCAAAGAAACAGGCAGTACATCAGCAGCCACGTCACCAATATTTTGAGCAGGCGCAGGACCAGGCGGAGCAGCTTTAACAGCGGCGGGAGCAGGTGTTTCTTTATGGGCGTTAGCAGGGCCGAAATCGACGCCGCCAAGAGAAAATACAGCGACAAAAACAGCGGCAATAAATGCCAGGAGAAAAAGTAATTTAGGTTGGCGCCAAAAGCTTTTCCCGGCCGTGGTGTCTTGGGAGACCCCGGTGGCGGTGGACTGGTAGAGCTTGAAGGTGTCGGGCTTGATTCGCTTGTATTCAATGATGGTGCCTTCAGCGGGGGCACGGTTGAGCTGGGCGTCATGCTGGGCCTCCTTGTAGCGGCCGGATATGCCGATCACGGCGAGGTTGGAATGCTTGTAGGCCATCTCGCTGGTCATGCGGATGTCGTCGCGGATGTAGCTGATGTTCGGCGTGGTCAGAACAACGTCCCAGTTCCAGTGTCGGTGACGGGTCCAGCCGTCGAGCCAATCCATCGGCCGATCGGCAGCGGCCGCCGCTTCACTCCCACCAGGGAAATCGAACTGAGCCAGGTCCTTTTCCCGCCACGCCTTGGGGAACACCAGCTGGGTTTCGTCGAAGATGATGAACGCGCCCCGCGGTGCCCATTGGAACCACGAACGCATCTTTTCCATGTCGGCCCGAACCTCGAGGTCGAGGTTGATGATGTCGACCGATTCGGGCAGCTCCGGCATCACCTGCAGGACCCTTTCCAGGGTGAAGCCACGTATGTTGGTGATGATCAGCCGACCGGCCTTTAAGGCGCGTACAGCATCGTCTTGGATAGCGCCGGAAGTCTTGTAGGAGCCGTTGGGGCCATGGTGAATTTTGATGGCCATGGTCAGCGCCCTATGAACGGTACGAAGCGCAGAACGAACCGGGTAGAGAGCCCGGAGAACAGAATGTTTAGCGCCTGCGGGATGCCGAAGAAGGACAGACCGGACAGCACCTCAGCCGGAAGCCCTGAATACATCTGCTTTATCTGCTGGGTAATGCCGATGCTGTTGACGATGTCCTGAGCCGCTTCGAACGCGACCTCAAGGGCAAAAATCTGCATCTGAATAAACGAGTACAAAGCCGCCTTGGTGAGAATCACCATGGTCTCTTTGATCAGCGTGTAGATGCCGGTGGTTAGGAAATCCCACACGTACTGGAAGAAGGTAAAAACTTGGTCGAGCGCACCACTGAGCCATTCCATGAGTTAGTCCCTCAGAATGAAGAAGCCGGCCAGGATCGTGGCGCAGGCTAGGAGGATGTATTTGAGGTAGATGAGTTGGTCTTCAAACTTGGCGGGGCAGAAATCGAGGGTGGTGTTGATCTTTAGGGCGTTGACCGGAATTTTGTAGCAAGGCAACGCGCCGCCACCGGTGCCGATGTTCAGATCGAAGGCACCCGAGAAGAGGTTTGAATATTGATCAATCAGGCCATCCAGTTGCTGGCGGCCGGCAGCAATCTTGTCTTCCCACTCTTTACCGGTTTGGCCAAAGCCCACGGAGTCGATTTTCACCAGGGACTTGGTCGGGCCGGCAACGCCTTCTTCTTCCTTCTCTTCCGACTCACCAGGGGTGGTTGACTCCTTACCGCCGGAGCCGCAGTTATCGCCTTTGCAGCTGGAAGACTCACTGCCCTTGGTGCCGTTTGAGTTGGTGTTGCTGACGTTGGTCACGGTGGTGCTGGTGGTCGAGCACGCTTTAATGCCGATGCAGTTTTTGGTGGTCGTGGTGGTTTCTGTCGTGGTCTTCATCCCACCATCTGGCGTTGCCTCGGTGGTTTGTTTGACCTCCTTTGTGGACTGCGTGGCCTTGGGGCCTTTGTTGGCCTGTACGCACGTAAGCATGCCGTTGATTTCACCAACGGCACCCCCTTTGGCTGCACAGGCTTGGTTGTCTTTCATGATGTCGGTGGTCTGGCAGTTGGACTGCTGACGACCTTCCGCATCGGTCACCGTGGCGGTGCACTCGGTATCGGTGGACGACTCGGTAGGCGGCGACATTTGGCAGTTGTCGCCGCAGGTTGCGTCGATCGGCGTGTTTGCCGTGCAGGTTTCGCCGGTGTATTCGCCTTGCACGTCGTAGTCGACACCCTCGTCGACCAGGCGCTTTACGGGCTGAGCGCTGGTGATGGCCAAGGCGCAGCCAGAAACGCACATTTCAAAGTCGAATGAGTGCAGCCACATGCTGTGGCTTTGACCGATCTTGGATTTGCATTCAGACGGTGCCGGGACACAGAACCCAGTCATGGTGTCGCGGATCTGCCCTACTGGGCAGGGAGGAATATCGCAGCCGCCAGTGTCTGGGTTGTACAACCCACCGGCGGGGCAAGATGTACCAAGGCGAAAAAGGGTTGAAGTCGGATTGGTGACTTGACCGTCTGACTTACGAACTCGATCAATGACACAGGTATAAGTGGTGTCATTAACGCGGGTGATCGATTTGATCGTAAATGTGAAGTTGGTGGACCCAGCGGCATAGGCGACCCTACTAGCCTCACAGGCTGAAGCCCTATCGGGGAATACACCACCTGAAACCGTGTTTGACTGCCAGTAATAGTCGACTGCAAGAGCCGGGGGCCCAAAGGCTAGAAGCAGTAAAAATATGAAAGATCGCATGCAATAAAAAAGGAGCCTTTCGGCCCCTTTTCCCTCCAGATCAGAAGAACTCGCCGCAGCGGTAACCGGTGATGAAGGCCCCGGCCACGAATGCGCCGAGCCACACTGACCAGAGCACGGGTTACGCCTTGCGCAACATGCCGAAGATCACGCCAGCACACGCGAGTACAGCCAGGGCGAGTGCGACATAACCAGCGACGGTGCCAGCGGAAGTACCGCCTGCGGTGATTTGATCCTGAATGCCGGTGATCTCGATTGGGATAGCAGCAGCCATCGCCTGACCAGCAGAGAACACAGCCAAACCAGCAGCCAGACCCAGAGCGGAGAACTTGTTACGCAGTTGCAGTTGTTTCATGGTTTCTTACCTCATACGTCGAAGGATTGAGGCTATCCATCCACCGGATAGCCCGATTACGAACGTCAGGAGCACACCGCCAAAACCAATGGCGAAGGCTTCTGCCGAAAATCCACCCGAGACCAGAATGTCTACATAGCCAGCGGCCTCAGGCGGAATCAGGTAGGCCTGTTGCCATCCAAGTTGGGAGCAGCTGATAGAGGCATCAGCGTTGGTGACCCACTCCATGCAAACCTGAACAGCAACGACCATCAGTAGTTACCCACCAGGGGAAGGCCGCCGAACGCTTGCACCTGGGCGATCACCGAATCGGCAATGGCGAGGCCGTCAGAGAGGCCCCACAGGTAGCCGCCAATGGCCCCAAGCGCAGCGATGAACAGATAGCGATACATGGCAAACCCTCCCGGTTAGCCGTTACGCCTTGGGCGCTTCGGCAGTGGGTTTGCTTGGGGTTTGTTGGGCGGTTTGAGTGGCAGCGCGGGGCTTGACCGACTCAATGTGCAGGGCGAGATTTTTGCCCTTGTTCTGCCCACCACGGGCCACGTCGAAGGTGATGCGCACCAGTTCCAGGGGCGAGAAGTGAGCACCGGCGGCGAAGATTTCATCGGCCACGTTGTCGTCAGCCGCCATGCCGATAATCGACAGGCCGTGTTCGGTTTTGCCGTCCGGCTCATCGCCGTAAAACACTTTGATGTACTTGGTGCCGCCTTCACCGTCGAAGCGCTGAGTGCCGAGAAATGCCACTTCCATAGTCGAACGAGCCATCGTTGTTTCCTCGCTTAGTTGCGCGTTATTGCGCGGTTTTGCCTTTCAGCAGGCCGAGCGATCCCGAGCGGATGAACTTTGAAATTTCAAAGCCGCTGGGGTGAATCGGATTGCTGGGGTTTTGGTTACCGGCCTACGTGGCCGCTTGAAGCTTTAAAACCAAGGGCCATGCCCTTGTTATCCCGTTTCGCCACCCGTGCCCGCGTCTGGCGGGCCAGCCCCGGACACGGGCGGCGATTGATGTTTATGCCGGTCGACCAACGGAGCATTCGGTTGGGGGCTAGGCCCCACATAGGTAAAGCGGTTGTTGAACCACCAGCGAATAAGCAGGTAGGCCAACAACGGCAGGTTGAGCACCACGCCAAGCAGCGCCCATTCGTTCATGGCCATCAGTTCAGCTCTCCAGCTCGAACAGGTCGTACCGGGGCACGTAGGGCGTTGGCTTGCCGGTGTCGTACACAACGTGCCAGTACTTCGGGGGCCGGAGCGGTGGCGAATGTTTCTCGCAGGTAAAGGCCGGCGTTACTTCCCACTCCGATAGCAAGACTCGCCACACGCCAGCTACCAGGCCCATCTTTAAGGGGCGTGTCGGGTGTGCTGATGCGGGGCGGCAGTGCTCGCATCGTGTGGATGGGGAGGAAGCGACGCTCACCATCGCGGCCTTTGACCAGCAGACAGAGCAGCCACAGTCCACGGAGTGCGGCAGATGCAGATACTTGTGCATGGGTCATTGCTCACCTCGCAGGATTGCCACCACGTCATAGGCGGCTTCGCGCAGCTGAACCTTGGCGTCACGGAGCGCGCCGGTTTCGCGGTTTGAAGGCTCGACAACGCAGAGGTCGTAAAAGTCTTGGGCGTGCACCAGTTGCAGCAACGCACTTTGCAACTCTGGGGGCAGCAGCTCGACGGAGTTAGTCATCGGCGTAATCCCCTGAGCAGAAGATGGTTTTGCCACGGTCGATATCGCGGCGGATGCGGTGCAGGTTAATGACGCGGCGGCGGCCGATTTTGACGGTAGGTATGGCGTGGGACTCGACCCAACCGCGCACTACGTCTGGGCTAACCTCTTCCAAACCGATCATTTCGGCGAAAACCAGCTGGGAGCAAAAAGGCGAATCACGGAAGTCAGTGACGCGCTGTGCATTTCCCTCTGCGTTGAACCCCACTACCCCAGACTGTTCCATGCAATTACCCCTATAATCCGGCCCAAAGCTTCAATTTTTTGGGAGCTAATAAGAGCCCTCCAGAAAGCGTAATATTTACGCTTGGAGTGAATATTACGCCAATATTCACCTGGAGTAAATTTTACGCCTATTGATTTTTTGATAAATGGATGCAGTGAGAGATAGAGCTCTTCAATTGATCAAACAGATTGGCCCCAAGCAGCTAAGCGAGCTTGGCGGTAAGAACCACGACAGGTGGAAAAACATCAGCCGAGGTGCAATCCGGATCAGCACAGTAGAAGTAGGGGTTCTTGCGGGTGCCTACCCTGAGTACGCGCTGTGGCTCATCTCTGGGCGAATCGAGCCTGAAAATGGCCACCGAAGTCCTGACTACGATGAAGCCAATCGAAACTTGACGGATCTAAACGTGGTATAGCGATCACAAAGGAAGTGACTAGGCGCTGGTACACGTCCAGAGGCACCAAGAGGTAGAGAATCCGGGGAGGATAGGAGTGGTAGATGCTGTGGCCTCACACTCCGCAAGGAGATATATTCCGTTAACGGAATATATCCTGTGATATGGTCCGCTCCGCGCATGGAGGTTGGTATGGCTCAAAAAAATAGAGTAATCGCTGCCGTATACGGAAAAGAAAACGATGCTGGCAGGGTTGTTGGTCAATCGCTAAAAAGCTTGAGAGAGGCTGTTGGCTATACTCAACTTCAAATGGCGGAAAGATTAGGTATAGGCCAAGGGGCTGTTTCGAAAATCGAAGCTAGAGGCGATGTGCAAATATCTTCATTAACAAAGTACGTTGAAGCTCTTGGAGCCTCATTGCGTATCGAGGCTGCATTTAATAAAGATAGCGAAATTTCAGCTCGTCTGTATGACGAGCTAAACTTGGATCAGCACTCTAACAGACAGTTAGTATTACCAATATTCAGCAGTGATGAACTAGCCTTAGGGACAACTAAAGATTTTATCATCAGCATACATCCAACTTATTCAGAAAAAATCCTCGAAGGCAAAAAGACAGTAGAGCTTCGTAGAAGATTCCCTATATCTACAGCCAGAGGGACAAAGATCTATATTTACTCCACATCACCAGTAAGAGCTATCGTTGGATGCGCAGAAATATCCGACATAATCAAGCTTCCAATCAAAAACATCTGGGAAAAATATTCAAAATCCGCATTCATCAAAAAGAAGGACTTTGAAGCATATTTCCAGGGATTAACCGAAGGTTATGCGCTAGAGTTAAAGAACGCACAAACTTTTGAAACCCCGATCAACCTTAAAGAACTTAGAGAGCGCTTTAATTTTACCCCGCCTCAGTCCTTTATTTATGCCAAGCAGGAAGTACGCAGAGCCCTCATGGATGAGCAGACAAATATATCTAATTGACACAAATATAATAATTGGCCTTGAAGACAACAAAACTGTTCAACCTGTATTTGCCACATTTATCCAATTAGCGACGAAAAACAAAGTTGACATATTTATCCATGCCGCTGCGAGGGACGACATCGCGCGCGATAAAAATGTTGAGCGACGAACTATTTCCGAAAGTAAATTACAGAAATTCAGCCACATAGACAAAGTTCGCGGGTTTGATGCCACCCAACTAGGCGCTGAATTCGGACATATTAGAAAGCCCAATGACGTAGTAGATGTAACCTTATTACATTGTTTGCACATTGGCGCAGCGGACTTTCTTGTTACTCAGGATAGAGGGCTACATGACAGAGCACGACGTCACTCGTCAGAGCTAGGACGACGCGTACTCCACATCGCAGATGCCGTAGACCTTCTACAAACAACCTTTGAACCCAAAGAAAGTCCAGTACGCTTCGTTGAGGAAGTTGCTGCAAATACTATCCCATTAACTGACAAAATATTTGACAGTTTGCGGGAAGACTACGAGCCTTTCGACCAATGGTGGAAGGAGAAGTGTGTACGCGAACATAGACAGTGTTGGATCGTAGCGGATAACAACACGAAAAGCATCGCAGGCCTTATCGTCAGAAAAGACGAGACACCTGAAAACACGGACGCAACATTACCAGCCAATAAAATACTGAAGATATGCACATTCAAAGTTCGCCCTGAAAGCCGAGGTGTAAAGCTTGGCGAACTACTATTAAAAAAAGTATTTTGGTTCGCTCAAAAAAATGCATACGACTTAGTATATGTAACAACTTACAAGACCCAAAACTCGTTGATTGACCTGCTGGAATACTATGGATTTCAGCACACAGCAACTAAACCGGACGGCGAGCTAATCTACGAAAAAACCTTCTCTCAGGGAAAGCTAAATCGGCAACCTGGGAATGACCTTTTCACGACGGCAAGGATTAGCTATCCGCGATTTGTAACTGACAATAAAGTACGAGCATTCGGGATACCGATAAAAGAAGGCTATCACGACACATTATATCCAGACCTTAAATTCCGCCCGCAAGCGGACCTATTTGAAAATGCCGGAATAATTGGCGGCCCACAACGGCCTGGAAACACTATAAGAAAAGTTTACCTTTGCAGGGCAAAGTCGAACCTTGGCGAACCCGGATCGGTTTTATTTTTCTATAAAGGGAAATCGAAACACGACCCATCACAAGCAATCACCGCAGTTGGGATTTTTGAAGAAGTGGCAAGTGCCAGCTCAACAAAGGAGCTCATGACTCTTTCAGGAGGAAGATCCGTATATAGCGAAGAAGAACTTGAAAGCTGGAACGCGTCCAAAGCAGACCCAATAAAGGTAATAAACTACCTATTAGCTGGCTATATAGAACCTCCCGTTAGCATAGGAGAGCTAAAAGAAATTGGAGTCTTCGGAGCTCATCCCCCTCAGTCTATATTTGAGATAAAAGAAAGTCTTCAAAAACTACTCGAAAGAGCCAAGCTTGGCTTTAAAACCTGAACCAACATCATAGTTGACGAACAAGCAATTCCACTTCTAAAAATCAAAAATAGAACTAGCAGTCCTTGAAAACTCCGCAAATCCTGGCTGTTCTAATATAAAAAGACCGACATTAAGAGACTCACAGATATTTCGTGCTTGCTCTCTTTCTTTCTGAAGAAACCCGACGATATCGACCGAGCTTTTTGAAGAATCTCTAGCTTCAAGGCGCGAGGCAATCACGTCAGGGGCCGCCTCCAATAATATTACTCCTAAAATACCCAAATCTCGAAACACCGACGACTCTAGTGCGACGAACTCCGATTTCTCGTTAATTAAAACGAAATGACCGTCTAGCAGTAGCGACTCACCTTCTTTTTTAATTTTCTGCACTGCAGTTTTCAGCGCAAGTTGATTATCATCAATCTGCGAAACCTTCTTATCATTGCTCCATGCTGCCTGAGCGCGTTCCCTGCGTATCAACCCGCTCGCACTCTCGTATGTAACGGGGAAATTTTCGGCATATTTCTGGCAAAGAAAACTTTTCCCCACTCCATGAATCCCCGCCACAAAAACAGTCATTATCGCCTCCTAATAAACAAACCAGAATACTTATCGGGAAAATTCCCCCTTAGACGCACTGAGCAGAATATATAACTTTTCGAAGCGCTCGAACGGCGAACAACGCCATCTGCTCTAACTCTCCACACAAGCTTTCTGGATTTTGCAAAATGGAAATATCGTCCAAGGGTTCATCAACATGAACCCATTTATTTCGATAACGTCTCAACGTGTGCAGGTCAGCCTTCAATTCGTCATCGATAGCAGCGGAATTTATCAGTTCAACAAGTCGATGTTTTATTCCCATCAAATCTTCAGCTCGGAAATAGGTCTCAACTGCTGCTACTGCCATAAGCACGGCGGACAAGTTCGCCCCATTCGCAAACGCTAAATCGGTATCCCGAACAATAACGCAGCACCACTCAGAAAGAACAACGCCACCGGCAAGAAACTCATCGTCAAGCGCTACCAGCTTTTCCCACCGCTCAGCTGCATTCATAAAAATTTAGCTCATCAACAGGACACTAAAGAATCCATTTTACTCAACGCTCCGATCCTCCAACGAAGCTTCCTATATCCACATACATCAAAGCCACCAACCAACCCAACCAAACACCCCTTGAATTTCCGCCAAAATTATCTTGGTGAAGATATACGCTTAGAAAGCTCTGAAAGGTATTTAGAAAACTCGCCCGCATCATCAGTTATAGATACGAGACGCAGATATTCAGCAATTTCATTTTGATATTTTAAACGTATAGCCGCTAACACTTGTCCCAAATAATAAACACACAGCCCCTCCGCCGTACTAGCTGTTTGCCTACCGACGTCAATCGCTCTAATAATTATATTTTCTTTATTTACAATCAACTCTTGTTCAAGCATAGAAACCGATTCTATATTGAAATACTTAAGTGCCTTCAAGTGCACAGCCATATTACTTTTATCAGCCGGCACCAACACTAATTCAGTTATATTGGATAGTTCGCGATCCAACCCCTTAACAACCTCACTGCGAGATATGTATTCAAGCAAGGAGACGGCATCGATACTTAGAGTCTCGGGCTGAGAATACAGTTTCTCTTTAACTTCCACTTCATATTTAGCTAAATCGTCACGAATTTGAACAAACTGATCATCGGCTAACTCCAGCAATCCCGCCAGCCTAGAAAACTTACGACGAATAGGCTTAGGTATTTCTATCTTAGCCTTGTAACCAATATCATGCTCTATCTCAGCCCAAGTATGTTGCAAAATGGATCTTACTTGAATCTCAAACTTAAGGCCTTTAAATCTCTTGTACTCCGCAAGGGCGAACCTTTCCTTCTTCAACGACACCACATAATGAAGAGATAAGTAGCCGAAGCGATCAGGATCTAAACTCACTCTTTTATCGATAGAATTTTTAACATCTACCTGAAATTCGTTCTCGATAATTCTTGCAACGGCATCTACATCATCGGCGTAATGAGATATAACTCGAAGACCAACGACATCCGTAACTTCCGCCATAGAAGAGTATTTATTCTTTTCGTTTATCTTTCTCTGAAAGCTAGACTTATCTTTGACACGACAACTTATCGAATGAGGTTTAATTGAAAAGGAGTCGAGAAGCACTCGAAAAAGCGCGTCCATTGACCTGGAAAACCCTGTATATAACTCTAAATTATCCTCATACTCTTCAACCAACTCAAAACTGGACAAATCTCACCTCCTTGTTTGCATTCAAAACAGTATCATTAAGCCACCAGAGACTAACGTATCTTCCTTGGACGATCACGACAAGCAATTCAAGTGTTCGTTACAGGCTCCTCAATAGCCCAATCCAGACAGACGATGCTCAATGCACCTTGGCGCCAGGTGACTACATCGACCGCTTTTTCTGCTGTGCTCTGGATTAACTAGGATGCGGCAGAGCTGGAACCCTCGTTTTATGGGCCTCTCTGGCCTTACATGGTCCTACTGCGAGGATTCATAATGCTGGGGTCCGGGGTTCAAGTCCCTGTGTAGCCACCAAACAAAACAAGGGTTTAGCGAAAGCTAAGCCCTTTTTTGTGCGCGCTAGAAAAGCGGGACAGGTGACTACATCGTCGCCCCACAACTCACCTCGAAATTTCCGTCCCCCGCGCCTAGAATCCAGCCACCCCTTCACGGCTGGAAACGGATGACCAACCTCCCCCCAGATGAACTCGAACGAGCGCAAACAGCTGTTTTTGTGTTGATAGGGAAATGCATTCTTAACCTGCAGTTGTATGAGCAGGCGCTTAAAAATCTGCTGCCGCACTTTGACGTGTCGAGCAACGGGCCAACGCCTGAGCAGCAGCGAGAGAAGCTTGCACTGCAAACCCTAGGCTTCCTCATCCGCCAGCTGTTAGAAAAGACCGCCGAATTTGACGAAGAGCCCGAAGAGCCGAAGCTGCTGCCCGGCCAGACCACAGCGTTTCGCTCGCGCTTCAGAATCCCGATGAACGCAGAGCAAGCCAAGCAGGCTTGCGACGATCTAAACGACCTTCTGCAGAAGCGAAATTTTCTGGTTCATCATTTCCGCAGTGAGTTCAGGCTATCAACCGAAAGCGGATGTTTGGCGGCGAAGGCCTATCTAGATAACTTGAATGAGCAGGCGAAAAGAGCGGTGACTCAGATAAATGAGATCGGGAATGAGCTCAAAGAACGCAGGACTTTATTAGCGAGCTTCCTGATGTCTCCTGAGGCAATTCAGCTTATTGATGAGATGCAACAGCCGCTGAATCCTCCCTCTAAATAATCCATCCATCTGCATCGCCATTGAAATATATCTGCATGGATTCGTAAGTATCCGAGCTATCTTCAAGGTGCATCACCACGCCGTTCTCGAACTCGAACACAATCAACCGGTCACTGACGACCTCGCAGCGCAGCACGTTGCGATTCATGATTTCGTAGAACCCAGGATCAGGCCATCGGCCTTCTTCCCAGCGGGCAAACGGTTTGCCGTCACGGAAAAGGGTCACTGGGGTTTGAACGGCCAAGTGGACAATGCCGAATGTGAACTGAAGATCGAACTGGCCAACACGCACCTGGGTGGTGAACTGGCCAATTACCGGCGAGAGGTCTAGCTCCTTGGGGATACCGTACATCCTGATCGGCCCTGCTCAATGGTGAGGTTCATGGTTCCAAGCCCGCTGCCCACAGCTAGTCGCTCGCGGCCATTCTCAAGCGTCTATCAAGTAAATATCCGCCCACGCCTCCGACAAAAATCGGCACCAGCGCATAGATCGGGATAAACACAATGCCCACCGCCGCCTGCGCATCCCCAGCCACATCTAGCGAGTAATGCGCCCAGGCCAGGTAACTGAAGCCAAACAGCGCCGGCACCAACAACGGCACCGGCCGACGATACAAAAGGCTGATGGCCAGAATACTGCCCCAGGCGATGGCGTTGAATGCCTGCAGAAACAGCCAGCCACGGACATCAGCGTTGGTGTATTGAGCCAGCCAAGCCATTCCGCCAGGCAGCCGCGCCAGGTAGGGCAGCAGTATCGCGAGGAGGACAATGGCAATTCGTGCTTTGAACATGCTCGTCTCCTGCTTGCTGCTTGGCGGGGTCAGGCCCAGGGCTGTTATCTACCAGTAACCGTAGTCGGCGGGCAGGAAGGTGAGGGCCAGCCAAACAATGAGCGGTACGTAGTGCACCTGCAATTTTTGCGAGCGTACAAAAAGATAGCCTGGAACAAAAAAGCTCCACCAGATCGACGGGGCTTTGTAGCCGGCGAGGCGAATTTTTCTGATGTCCATGGCGCAGAGAAATATGCTCAGCAGCCACAGCACCACGAAAACGGTGCGCTCGTAACCGTAGGGGGTAACCATCCAGAATAGCGGCGAGCAGGCAAGAAACCACACCCACAAGCCCGAGATGTTTTCTGTGCCTAGGGGCGGCGGCATCGCCGCAAGTTCGCCTTGCAGGTCCGAGGTTTCAAGGGTAATCCAGCCATCCAGACCGGGCCGCCACACCAGGGTGTTATGGCCGATCTTTTTGTCCTGCAACAACGCTTTGATCGTCTCTTCGCTAATCGGCCCTACACGCGAACCGTTGTCTTCGTAAAACCACTGCGCCTGGCTCACCCGTGAGCACTCCTTGCCTGTTCAGTGGGCAGATGATGGCAGAAATGGTTTTGTTGGCGAAGTGCCGGGCTGCGGTGAGGTCCGGTAACAAGCGTTATCGGCGCAAGTAGACGTTCGGCTATTGGAGGCCGAACCGTAGAATGGCCAGCAACACCCGCGCCTCGATAGGCCGATCGAAATTTTGAAAGCGCCGAGAAGCGCAGAGGACACGATATGAGAGACGACTTCGACGACATCCGCGCAGAACGGGACCGCCCTATCCGCTCCAACAGCGGTGGCTCGAATCAATATGCCGGCCTGTGGAAGCAGATCGCCCTGGGCATTGTGGTGGGGTATGTGGTGCTGGGGGTGTTGAGCGTGATTGGTTGGGCGGTCACGTCACATCTGCTGTTGAGCGGGCTGAAACTTGGGACGCCTTAA